AAGAGGCTCGGAGCATTTCTTGTGTGGAGTTAAACATTAGTTGATCTCCACGAGTTTGTACCACGTGAACGAGCGCCATTCATTCTTGTCAAGGTCGAAGACAACCTGAACGTCAGGGTTCTTCTTCCGTTCCTTCTCGTTTTTCGGGTGAAACTCTTCGCTGATCAGGTTGTCCAGATCAAGAGTCGCCCGCATCTGGCGGAGCGTGCCATCAACCTTAAGGAAGGTGATGTTGGCCTCGCCGCTGTGCAGCTTGGACTTGACGGATTCGCGCATCTCTTCGGTGAGCAGCCCGCGACTTTCAAGGGTTTCGATGTTTTCGTTGTTCATGGTGTTATTATCCTCGATTTTGTCTAGCTTGTCAACCAAATCGGCGACAATCTTTGAAGCTGTGGCGGTGATTAGTGCTGCCACAACAGGGTCATAGTGCATCACCGCCAAGGCATCATTAGGCGTTCTCTGCCTGCATCTCGGCGCGTGCAGCCTTGCCTAGATTTTTGGAAATGGTGTTCGCATGAATCTCGGCCTGCATGAACATCCGACGAACGGACTTGGGCATGTTCATAGTTGTGCTAAGAACCTTGAGACTCTGCGACATGACATAGCCCTTCTCGCCGCGCTTGCGGTTTTGTTGGACTTCCTTGACTTCAACTTTTTGCTTTTTATTTGCCATAGATCAAATCCTTAAATTCATTAATAAAGTATACCACCATTTTGTACGCAAAGTCAAACAGAACGTACAGCGCAACTCCGACCACGGTCCCCACTAGTAGGCTCAGGCCAACAACCACCGCCAGAGGACCCAACAGGACATAGAACGCCAGACTCAACCAGTCTTCCTTGGTGTTGCGGAATTCCTTGACAAGAGTCAGATTCTTCAGATTCACTTCAGTTCCTTTACTTGATCTGCAATGCCATATTTGACTGCCTGTTCCGGACTCAACCAAACATCAGATGGAACCAACAGTCGCTCTACGATTTCCTTGCGCCTTAGTTTAGTGTGTTTTTCGTAGTGTGTCAACAGTCTTTCTTGAATGTGGTTGTATTCTTTCACTGTCGCCATAAGCTCGTGGTATTTGCCGTGGTTTGCCCACGCAAACTGGTGACTCATTACCGATGTGTTTGGGGTGAGGATTCGCTCTCCCTTGTGTCCCGACATGAAGATCAACAGACCGGCAGAAGAAATTTCTCCAAGGCCGATTGTGCGGACTGGAATATGGCTTCCACGCATAATGTCGATCAAAGCAAACGCTGTTGACAGGCTACCACCCGGCGAACAGATAAGCAAGTTCAGAATTTGTGGGGGCGTCTCACTGTAGTTTGCGGTGAGAATCCAGCTAATGGCATCTCGACAAGAATCCTCGTCAATATCTGCCATCATTAGATAGAATGAATCGTCTACCGCCCCGTGCTTCTTGATTAGTGCCTCGTTTATAATGCTGAACATGTGCTTCCTTTATATAGTGTAGTTAACCATCCCAACCTTCATAGTCGTCTTCGAACAGGTAATATTCAAGTTCCCATTGAGACATTCGCTCAGCCTCTTCGAACAAGTAATCTTCAAGTTCCAATTGAGACATGCGCTCAGCCTCTTCATTGCGGAGTTGCTTTTTCGAAGAATGGTTTTCGACTTTGGTGTGGTGCACACCATGGCGAACCTTTTTGCGTTCGAACTTGCCGCGAAGAATTTCCTTTTCCACCTTGATCTTCCTTACCAGATAGTTACTTTGTTTTTGGGAAATAGTACAACAGAAATTACAGGGAAGTCAATGAGTTCTTCTGGTGTCACTGTCTCCCCGTTGATGATGAATGCCTTGTTCTGAATCCAGCGCTTGAGTTCGCTAGACGACGCCTTGCCTCGCTTGGCCCCCTCCCGACTCTGAAAGTGCATGACACTGTGAAGCTCTTTGAGAAAGTTCCAAGCGGTTTGGTGTTCCATTTTAGCTCTCGGTTATTTCAGAGTATCCGTTTACCAACTTTACCTCAAGCTTGCGCTCGAAGATGTGTTCGAATGAATCTTGGTTTGCGTGACTGATGACGTATATGATACCCCCGTTTTGCTGGGTTGTCAACAGGTTGGTAAGACTTTCTGTTCCTTCAGAGTCCATTGATGAATCAAGTACCTCGTCAAGCACCAAGATGTTTGCAGAGGCAGAGTTCTTCAATGCGGCTACCTCTCGCCAAGCGAACAGGATTGCCAAGTTAATCCGAGCCTTCTGTCCCTCCGAGAAGTGTTCGTATGTGAACTCATCTCTATGACGAGATTTTACACTCTCATTGAAGTTCTCGTCAAGCTCAAACGAAACAAAGAGACCCAAGGCGTCGAGATACTTGTTGATCAAATGATTGAACACCGGAATATATTGCTTGATGATGTTAGTTTTGATTCCCCCATCTTTCAGCAACATTGAAGCCAAGTCTTGTAGTTTAGCTTCTCTCTCGTATTCTGTCAACTGCTCGTCAAACGCCACAATCTTGTTGCTAAGCTCTCGAATGTTGAACTTGATGTCTTCTTCATTGTCAGTGACTGCACTCAGCGTAGAGATTTGCTTCTCAAGTCTGGCGTTGAGATTTGAGAGGTTTATGATGTTTGACTTGTGGTCAGACATTCTGCGCTCACAGGCCAGCAGCTTCTGATTGATCTCGTTTCTTTTCTCGGAGGCTTCAGACAAAACCCCGATCTTCTCGGAGAGGTCGGAGATTCCTGACTCGATCTCTTGCAGATTACCTTGAATTGCGGTTACCATGACATCTTTGGTGTCTTCAAAGATTCTTTGCTTGCAGGTTGGGCAGTCTGTGGTATCTTGGTACCATTGCTTCTGGCTATACAATGTCTTTTGCTTGTTGACAATTTGTGAGTAGTATGTCTTGTACTTTGTCAACTTGCTTGACACATCTCCAAACTTTTCTAGTCGTGCTTCAAGCTTCTTGGCGATTTCTTCTTCGGACAAGAGGGCTTCTTTGTGCTCTGAGATACGCTTAGAGTTTACTTCAATCTCGGCTCGAATGCCAGCTATCTGCCCAGAATTGTCTTCTCGAAGCTTTGTCAAAATATTTTCCAACATCGAAACTTTCGATCGAGCCTCAGTCTTTTCGTTAAGGCACTTTGTTTGTTTGATGTTTCGTTCTTTTATTCGATCCTTGAGAAGATTCGCCATAGTGGTGTAAACTTCGGCGTCGAGCAAGTCGTCAACAACTTCTCTCCTGTGGGCAGGAGTTAGTTGCATGAATGGGATGAAATTTGCGGTTCCCAAAATTACAACTTGACAGAATGTCTTGTGAGACATTCTCAGAATCTGCTCTTCGAGAATCTTCTGATAGTCTCGATTATCGGTTGGTGGGTTCATCAATTCGCCATCGCCGTAGATTTCGAAGACGTTTGGCTTTACTCCGCGAACAACCTTGTAGTGTCTGGGGCCAATGAAGAACTCGACTTCCACAACACAGTTTTTTCTGTTGATCGAATTAACAACCCCGGACTTGTTTACCTTCTTGTATGGCTTGTTGTACAATGCAAAAGAAAGCCCATCCAGAAGTGTAGTGGACTTTCCGCTGCCGTTCTTTCCTGTTACCAGATTGTACTTTGCCTTGCCGAGTTCGATTGTGGTCGGAACATTTCCGTAACTGAAAAAGTTCCTGACCGATATTGTTTCAAAGTTTATTCTTGCCATCAATTTTCCTCAGCATCCAACGCTTCTGTATAAAGGGAATACATTAGCTGTCTCAGTGGGGGCCGGTCAACAATATTATCAATCTTGTCGATGTGCATGTCTAGGATTGACTTGCTGTCCCTAAGCTCAACCGTTTCTAGGTCGAGGTCATCATCCATATCGGACAGAGTTGTTGCGCGAACATCAACGACTTCAAGATCATAGCAACCGCAGGACTCAATGTGATTCTTAAGCTTGTCTCCGACTTCCTTGTCGATTGACTCACAAGAAAGATAAAGCTTCACATAGTGCTTCTCGAAGCTCGTGTCAGCGAGAATTGCATCAACGTCTTCCGAAGATGCCGCATAGACCTTCTTAAAGATCGTATACGGGCTTTGAACGTACTCGGTGATACCCGACTCTAGGTCCAATACAGTAAAGCCTTTGGGGTCGTTTAACTCAGTCCAAACCAACTCATAAGGAGTGCCGACATATGTAACGTTGCCATGCTGGTTGCGATGATGATAGTGTCCTGAAAATACGTGGTCAAATCTAGAATAGCCAGTTGGGTCTTGTCCGTGTTCATTTTTGATTCCTTTGTACATGTAAAAGTCTTTGAATTCGAAGTGACCAAAGCAATACTTGGCCGTAGTAAGTCCAAGCGCCTGATTGGTTGCTTCTCGATTATCATCACATATCCAAGGGACCATCAAACACTCGACCCCCTTAACCGTGACTTGGGTTGGCTTATTGACGACCATAACATCTGGCCGGTAAGCTTTCATTGTCAGGTCTAGAGAGTTGACCGTCAGTGATTTCTTTTGTGCTATGTCGTGGTTGCCGACAAGGGTAACCATCTTGATGTTTCTTTTGCGGAGTTCATCAAGAAAGTTTTCTTTGAAGAATGCCAGCGCATTGAGATTTAGTGTTGCGTGGGAGTCGTAGACATCACCAAGCTGGATGATCAGATTGATTTCTCGGGCTTCCAATTCTGCCAGCAGAAAAGAAAAGAACCTCCCTTGAAGGTCCATGAAGTTCGGTGAACTCTTTCTTGCCCCGATATGTAGGTCTCCGAGTAGACACACCTTACTCATCAAAAAACCCCACTTCAATTGGGTCACCGCCAAGGTCTTCGTCTTCCATGAAGAGTTCAATCCCAGACTTTTTATATTCTGGCTTCTTGCGTTTCTTCGTTGTTGGTGTTGCTTGAATGAAGCTGTTCTCTTTTAGGTATTCAATCACGTTGTTGTTTATGTCTGATTCCATATCCTCAGAATCCTCAAACAACGAATCTATACTGTACTGTAGAATCAATTGACCTTTGATTGCCTGTTGGTCCTTTTCTTTTTTGATCCGGTGAACAAACGCCTGCCAAATGATCTTGTTGAAGTATGCAAATGGGTGGCTATACTTTTCGGCGTTGAAGTTGTGGGCATAGCGCAAGCAAACTTCCACACCATCCATAATCATCTCGTCTTTGTATGAGTAACCAGAAAAGTTTCTGCGATACGCAAGATGGGTGGCAATGTCCATAAAGCATTTTGCCATGTAGTCTGTTACTGGTGGGCGAGGGTCCCCGGCCTCTCTGGCGGCGAAGAACGTCTTGCGATACTCAACCATTTCCGCCAGAAGCTTCTTTCTGTCAACATAGTGGTTTAGTGGCTTCTGTTCTTCTTCGTCCTCTTGGATTTCAATGGGGTCAATAATGTCTTCTGTCATAATCAATGTAGTACCTGAGTTTGCTTGGGTTGTTTGTTGGAATATAACTCTTCGATTATCCCAGCCTGTTTAAGGTCGTGTAGGGTTTGTTTGACAAAGTTAGCCTTGTAAAACTTTTCAAACGTGTCGTTAACCTCATCGATCGATGAGATAACATGATCTGCCTTGATCCGGACTTGGCCGTTGTTCTTGAATTTGTAGATGTAGGGGAACATCAACAGCATCTCGGAAAAACCGCCAGACTCGGTTTGTGCTGGGTGTTGATTCATGGTGTACGGGTAGTCGAAAAGGTGGTAATCTCCAGACTGCCCCAAGTATTCCCCAATGATCGTCTCCCCAGTGGAAAGCTTGCAAATGCTAAGTTTCATTTTATCGGAACCCTTATTGTCTTGTAGTTAAATTGCTCTTGTGTATAGAGAGTTATTCTATCAAGAAAGTGCTTCAAAGTAAAATTTGGTTTTGATGATTTGCCTGAGGCGGACTTTGTTGTGAAGTCGTCGGCCACATCGTAAAGCGTACAGAAAAGCTTTCCTTCAGAGAGGCGCAGTCCACGACCAATCGACTGCAAGTTCCTGACCTTGGACTTTGTGGGTGAAGCAAAAATGATGTTGTCAATGTTGGACACAGAATAGCCGCGAGAGGTTGTTCCGTAAGAGGCCAACAGGATGCAATCGGTTTCTCTTTCCACAATTGTGTTTCTGAATTCTTCTCGCTTGGCAGCAGACACTGCTCCGTCAATGTAGTAGACATTCTTGTCGGTCTTGGTCTTCAAAAGTTCGCGAATGACCTTTCCCTGTTTTTCTACTAGATTGAAAAGGATGAGTGTGTTCCCCTTCAAGTCTGCTGCCAAATTTGCAATGAAATTATTTCTACTTTCATTAGTAACAATATAGTCAATTTCTGTCTGATAGTCAAAAGTCTTTAGCTTCATCATTTGTTTGAATAGCTTCTTGACTTCGTCGGGGTGGTCCAAAATCAAGCACTTGATCTTAAGCTCTGCTGCCGCTCCCATATCAATCATGTCGCGAGTGGTCACCACAGTATATGGAACGCCAAACAAACCTGTGAGGGCAAGGTGGTTCATCTTGCAATCCTTCAGGGTTCCTGTTGCGCCGATCTTGAAAGGCACCTTGTTGGCTAGCTCCATGATCCTTGTAAGGCTGGCTGCTGCGGCCTCGTGTGCCTCGTCAACAACGAGTGCCTTAAACTTGTTGAAGTGTGCTGCCGGTTGCTTTTGTTGCGACTGCCACGTTGTGATGACGATCGACTTTGTGATTTCCTTAGAGTAGTCGCCAGAAATCTTTTGTACGTTGTCTTCGACATTCCATGTGTCTTGTGTGCTATAATCTGCGAAGTCGGAGTACATTTGCTCAACGAGTCCCTTGGATGGCACAATCAACATCACCGAGAAGTCGTCAAAGTTTGCTTGTAAGTATCTGATTATACAGTATATTTGCAAGCTCTTACCAGAAGACGTTGCCGACAACAAGATGGTTCTTCTGGTGGTGAGTGCGGTAACGATCGCGTCGATCTGATAGTTGCGCAATTGCAACACCCGTCCATCTGATCTTGACAATGAAATTTGACTGAGGTAAGATTCTACCTGATCCCTACTAATCAAATACTGTTTATCTTCCTCAACTTCATAAACAACTACTTCATAACCAAGACTGCGAACAAAAGAACTTAACTCTTCTTGTAAACCAACATATAGACGCTTTGTCATAATGTTGTATAGTCGAATTTTACCATCCCATCTACCTGACTTATATGCAGGCATGTGTTGGTATCCTTTAACTTCAAATGTGAACTGTTCGTGAATCTCTTGTTCTACACCAGAATTGTCTGACCAGACTTGGATGTAAGTCTCATCTTGTTTTTGTATATAAACTTTATCCATTAGTTAAGTCCATTCATCATCTTGGTCCAATCGACCATCGTCTTTAGGGAATAGTTTCTTGAGTTTATCTCTTTCATGATGGACTCTAAGGTCTGGACTGTCACAGCAATATCGTGAACCTCGTCGTCAATCTCGATCATGTCGTCATCCAACTTCAAGACATCGTGCATCTCCGTCTTGAGCACCTTGTTTCCTTGGTACTGATCCCAACCATACTTCACTAGGTCTTCCCTAGTCATTTCGCCCTTATAGTATTTCATCTTTGCTTTTTGCATTCTGAGATACTTGTTGTTGGCTCGCTTCAATGCCTTCTTCATATCTGCCAGAAGGCTAACATATTTGCAATGTAGAAGGGGAACATTAGCGATTTCTTGTGCTAAGTTCCCCTCATTTATTTTGCAGTCCACTTTCCACATTTCCTTCACTTGATCGAGGACCGACCCTTCCGAATTTTCCATGACAAACTCCCAATAGATTATCTCACAATTTCATAGTAAGCGTATTTGAACACTGCTGTTGCGGTTAGGTATTCGACATCTTGAACCTGTGTGGTCACATCCAATCCGCTGAGGGAAACAGGGAAGGCATATTTGAATTCCACACGGGCAACCTCGCAACCCTTATCTGCTAGTATAAGGAATTGTATGTCAGAAGTCAAACTTTTATCTTCCGCCTTCTCCGGATTTCCTTGGTTCCTGCTGATATAGTCCATCATGTTCTGAGTGTCGTTAACTCTCGAATAGCCTCTGAGCCAATCGTAGACTTCATAGTAGTTGTTTAGTTTGTGGTCAACAAGGAATGTCACAGAGAAGTCATCAAAGTCCGCAGACTCGCCGACCACAGGAACCTGTTTAAACGGGGTTGGCAGCATTGGAGAACCTACACTCATAGCGGGGATTCCAGTGTTAATTGTGTAGAATGACACGTTTGGCAGGCGCGGGATCACCAATTGGAATTGATGATTCTTTAGAAAATTAAACTGGGTGTCTGCGGCTTGGAGTGTGTTCGACATTTGATTCCTGATCGTTGAGTGATTTTGTTTGTGGTACTGCTATTTATGCGTGTTAGTGCTCGCGCAGACCTAAATAGTAAACTCACACCCAAATAAATTCGGAAAAGATGATGGAACCAAATAAATTACACAAAGATCAAGTTGTAAACGAAGTGAACATGTCCCCCACAGCCCTAGAGAAATTTGCCCAATCAGAAGACGCGGCTCGCCTTGTTGTGGGCGCGGAGTTTGAGCTATACTTTAAGGGTAAGTTGGGGGCCAGTGCCGCACCAAACAAAGCTTGGAACTCAGCGTTAGATTGGGATGACATTGAAGAGGTAGCGTTCCAAGACAACCCTGACGCCATCGGCAGACTCGAAGAAAAGTGGCGG